GCACCTGTAGAGCCCTGCTTTGCTACACTATAGCTTACAGAAGTTGTATTGTCTGTATAGGTAGTTGTAACTCTTGTCCATAAATACTGCCCCTGCGTTACCGGTGGAATAGTTGTGGACCATCCACTTGTCGGAACTGTTGTATTAGAAGCAGATCCTACATATTCTGCCACCGGCTCACCCTTAATGCCTCTTCCGGCTGCGCCTGTTGCACCTGTCTTCGCAACTGCAAACGAAAACTTCTTATTTACCGTAATACCGTCTACATGAACCGGGATCGTTGCCTCACAGGCAGCACTGATCGTTGCTGTTGTTTTAAATGTAATTTTAACTCTGGATGTACCACTGTTTTCTACTGTGGCACTAATTCCGGTCGGGCATGTAATCTCTGCTGCCACTACCGTCAGTGAAGCGCACTGATTTGTTCCACAGAATGCAACTGCTTCTGTAGAACACGTCTGCCCGGGAGTCGCACCGCTGGTATTTCCGATAAATGTGTATGCTTCCGAAGTCAGCATTACCGAATACGCATCCGTAACATCTAAAATTGTCATTTGATCTGCAGCTTTAATTGCCATAATATTATCCTCCTCGTTTTTAAACAATTAATTCACATAAAAAAGTTACCTTTACATCTACATCATCTGGTGATAATGCAAATGAAAATCCATCGTTTCTGATTCTTGGATCGCCGGAAGAGATAATTCCATAAGTCTCTTCCTCTAAGCGCTGCCACTTCCACTGGATATATGCACCGCTTCCAAATGTCTTTCTCAGAGTCTCTGCATCTTCTATCCGCTCCTTTCCGTGATATATAACAACCGACAATACCGTTGACACTGCATTATTCTTAAATACACTGCCCCTCGAGGATTCTATGTGAAGCAATACTGCCGCTTCTCCTTCTTCCCCCTTTACTCTCACCCATTTATACAGTTCTGGATTGGAAATATCCGGATCTCTCACAGTCTGATTCGCGCGTGTTCCGAGATATGATTTTCCAGAAGGGTCCAAGGAAATGCCGGAACCATATTCATCATCTGCGTAAGCCGTCCATGTGTACAGTGTACGATTTGCGGCCAAATCTTTGAAACTTCCGGCCAGCTCCTGCACCTGCTGCGAGATTCCGTTATCTTTGATCAGATAATCTCCAATAGTAACGCTGACGCTTCTGCCCGTTTCTGAAATCTCTGTTTTTAATATCCTTGCCGAAAAATAAACTTCACCGGATTCATCCACAATATTTACAGTATCTCCAATTTTTGTACCCTTTGGCAGTTCAAGTACATCAATCTCATAGTTCACTTCCGGTTCTCGGATCTTCTTCAGCTCTTCTATCGCTTTCTTGCATAAAAGCTCCTGGCTTACCGTATCAAAATTAAACGTTTTTACAATATCTCCTTCGCCCTGCCCGTCTGCAAAAAAACGGCTCCACTTCTGCCATGCCGTTCTGGATTTCAGAAGATTCCCATCAATGTAAAAATCGCCGTCATCATATTTATAATCCCTCAGATTGATCGCAATATCACTGTCTTCCGGCGTGGAGCCGTATGGCAGCAATGCTGTGGCAAGATTCGCAATTGATTTCTTCGTTACCATCCTGTCGATATCACGGTCCAGATGAAGCTGTACTCCTGTATCCTGCCCCCGCTTCTGGTAAATATCAATATACTTATGCTTTACAGCCATTCCTTCTACATCAAAGGAAAAGGCGATTTCCGCATCAAACTCTCCGGCAACACCTAATATCCGCTCCGTCACGGTCTGCTCATCATTCCAAGCAAGTTTCTTCGTCCCTGATACCTCATTAAGCCCAATTTCAAAACCGCTGTCTTCTGCGAATTTATTCACATAATGCTCGATCTCATATGCCTTATCCGCAGTGTACGGAAGTGCTATTTCATTCAGCAGATCCAGTCCCGCATCTTCTGCATAAACCATAACTTCTCTGCTTTTTGTATCTGCTTCCGTCTCAATGATCGTATAAAAAGATTTTTCATCACCACTCTGGTACAGTAAATAATTTCCTACTGCAGCACATCTTTCCACTTCTTTTCTCGTAAGCGCATCGTATGCAATATGCAGTTCCAGAACCGATACACCCGCTTCTATCTCTTCTGTTTTTTCGTCGTCAACAATCAGCAAGCCTTCCGGGAGCGTTGTGCTTGCATTCCCTAGTATGTTCATATGACGGTCAGCAAAATACACGATCATAAAAAGACCTCCCTGTATTTCAATTTAAATGTCGGCGCATATGCCTCTTCTACCCACTCTGACCAGCTAAACCCGATCTGGTTCACACCAGGCATCAGGTAAAATTCTTCCCAGCTATTGCCGAGTGCTCCAAGATCCTGCCTGTCCAGTTCATTCAGCTTTACGGATGCACTTGCGCAGTCAATCGAAAGGACATCGTTTGCATTGAATTTATTCTGTACATCATGCCATTCCAGTACGATCTTATCTATAGTTTCCGTCACCGTCTTCTTATAGTTCTTTACCAGCTTCATTTCATACATGCCATTGTATTTCATGGCTGCCGCCGTGCGCTTCTGGAAGAACCCGGTCGTGATCTTGCTTACGGATTTCGTTGCTACGCTCTCTACTGTAAAGCTTGCTTTTATCCCGCCGAGGTCAAATGAAATTCTTGAGCCTTTCTTTGTAATGCAGGATGATTTTGCGGTCTTAATGGCAGTTATTTTTTTCTTCTTATTCTCTGCCCGGTTTTCTCCAAATCTCTTGTTGTGCAATGACAGATCTATCTCTGCTTCTTTCCGGATCTTGCCATCCACGATCATCCGGTACTTTCCTTTCGTTCCGTCACCGGACTTGTAAATGTCAACGCCCGCTACAATTTTCCCGGACGCATCCGATAATATCATCTGAAAACGCCCTTTCTGCCTCTTTCCTGCACTCGTACTATCCACGCACATCTTCTGTGCGTACTGCATCTGGAAATCTGTAGCAGATTCCGAAAGAGAATATGTCGTTACAGCACCGTGCCATCCGGAACCCGATCCATAACTTGATGCTGTAAGATAATACGTTCCCTCGCTCGTAGAATTCTGCGAATGTTTCTCTCCCATCGTTCCATTTTGTGTCACTGTTCCATACAGCACTCCACTGTTATTTTTATATTTCGTCTTTAATGTATTCCATGCGGATGATTTCTTGAATGAATGATTAACCATCACCTTCGTTGTAGGAACCTGATAAGTATTGGTTTCCTGCTCCACGACCTCAATCTGCTCTTCCGACAATTCCTCTGGATTGCCAAATTGTAATATGTGTTCTTCATCATCGAAGAAAGCTACATAACCGCATCTTCCATTGTCGTTCTCTTCGCCACTTTCATCATTGTAAAAATCAACTTCAAACTTTGGAAATGCACGATATGTGCCACCGTATTCAAACACAAATGCATTACCTGTCGGTTCTACCTCGTATTCTTTCACGGAATACTTAAATGGATCAGAACATTTAAAACTGAATGAACCCGTCACGGCATTCTTCCCCGGATCGATATCATCCACCGATTCCATTGTTCCGATATAATACTTGTCGGGTTCATCCATGAAGATTAATTGTGCCTCTTCTACATTCAGAAGTGCATTCAGTTCATTAAATGCCGCACGAAACCGTGCATTATTTCCGGCAATCAATTGAAACGTTACAGTAATCGTTCTTTCCGGATATCTTTTGCTCTGATATCTTGTTCCGTCATTCACAGTGCTGTCCAGCGTAGTGACTTCCGTTTCTAACAATTCCCGTCCGGAGACATGCAGTGTCCGATACTCCGGGATTTCATCCTCGATCAATGTTCCATTTATCATCAAAGCTTCAGATGGGACATCGCGCCCCACCTGAGAATCTGTCGTATCTACAAAACTATACATACTGCCTCCTTATTTCCTTCCACGCCGTCTGTTCTCGCGGCTCTGTCTCGAATCCAGTTCGCTCTGCATATACGGCGCAGTCGTTCTCGCCACCTCACGTCCATCTACTTCTACCGGAACAACAATCGTATACTTCGCATTGCTGTAATATTCATACTCTGTTGATAGATCGCCAGTGTAATCACCTGCAAGCTTCGGAGATGCAACATCCGGAATCGTCACGATGCTTTGCGCTACATCGGCAATCTTATGCCGCATAGACTCCAACTGGTTTATGTATCCTTTTGCCGTATAAGTCGCCAGAGAAGCGAATACCCTTGACGGACTGTGAATCTTAAGTTTCTTCCGGAATGCTTTAATCACTTCATTTGCCAGTATCCGGCTTTCCTTGCTCAGACTCTTTTTCTTGGATGACATTCCTGATACAAATCCACTCATCGCATTTGCGCCAATCGTGGTCATACGTTTTTTCAGTGCCTTCGCTTCTTTCGTCACCTGTGCAGAGAAATCCTTCTTAAGACTACTTAATTTCGGTGCATAGTAATTCGTTGCTGTTTTCTTTGCAGCGTTCTGGAACTTTGTATAGCTTGCACCATAAGCTTTCAGGTCTTTCGTAGACATCTTAAGCAGATTATTCGTATAAGCCAGACCTTCTGCCGTGCTGAGTCCGAGAATTTCTTCCATCAATCCATCCGGTAAAATCTTTTTCAGCTTTTCCAGATTCTTTGCATAAGCGTTGATCTGTTTTGTGCCGGCATTAAAATCTTTCAATGCGATATTCCCATAATCATCCGCCGTGTAGAGACTGCTGATATTTCCAAGGTTCTCCATAAAGGACTTTCTGGCATCGATAATTGCATCGTATTTCTTCTGGTACTTCTTCCCAAGCTTATCAAATGTGGAATCTGCTGCCTTGATCAGCTTCTTCACTTCAGCTTTATATGATTTTGAAAATGCACTGTTCAGATAGCGTCCGGCTTTCGTATACTTGCTGGAAGCCTTCTTATTATGCTTTTTCAGTGGCTTCACATACGCATTGATCATATTCTTGACCGACTTAAGTGCACTGTCCCGTTTCTTCTCCATCTGCGATTTGAACTTATCACTGAGTTTTTCACCAAGCGACTCATAATTTCCCTTATTCTTCGCAGTCTTAAATACTTTCATCGTTTCGCTGACGAGTTTTCTTGCCGCTTTTGTAGCCTCACTGATCTTACTCAGGATTCCATTTCCAAATCCCAAACTCATGTATCCACCATGCTTCTTCGTGAGTTTGGAAGGGCTGTGGATCTTCGCTTTTGCCCGGATAGCTGTGTCCGCAGCCGAAACCATTCTGGATGCCGCCGCTTCGATCTGCCCAAGGCAGGAACTCATTCCACTTGCAAAGCCCTGACTAACATATGAACCGGCACTGTATGCACCGGAGCGCCCGGATCTCAGCCTTGCATTTACACTTGTAGTTGCTTTCGATGCAGCCGATACAGCTTTACTCAGACCACTGCGAAGAGCAGATGCATAACCGCTTCCTGCATTTTTACCTGCAGACTTCGCTGTAGAAGCCACTTTGCTCATGGACTTGCCAACCGCAGATAAAGAACTTGCCGCCACCGCGCCCATTGTTCCGAAACTTACATTTACGGATGCAGATGCGGATGCCAGCGTTTTCAATCCACTCGCCGCCTGACCTACACCTGTACCCTTTTTGGAAATTTTACCAAGCCCGATCGACACAGCTCCGAGAGATTTTGCAATAGATCCAATCGACAGTCCGGCTATCGTCTTAATCCCACTTGCTACACTCTTAAATCCCTGTCCGGCATTCTTTGCAGATGTTCCGACCGAATTAATCACTTTGGCAATTCCATTCAGCACACTTGTAAGACCGCCACTGATTGCATCCACGACTTTCGTGATTGTATTTCCAATCACTGTAAATCCGGCACTCGCCACAAGAACTGCCGTTCCAAGCACCAGCAATCCAGCTCCGGCTGCCACTGCTCCTGCGCCAACTACTACGAGCCCGGCTCCCAGTACAATACATCCGGCTCCGGCAATCGCTGCGCCCGCACCAAATACAAGCATTGCTGCTCCGAGAGCTGCGATGGATACCGCTCCTGCCGCTCCATACTGGACAACTGCTGGCAGAACACCAACAACAATCTTAAGCGCTGCTCCTGCTATCAATGCACCTGTTGCCGCCAGAACAATCGCTGCTCCAAAGGCGATAAAACCAACTGCTCCAACGGTAAGTGCCGGCGCCAGAACCGCTGCTCCTGCTGCAAGCAAGGCAACCACTGCCACCATGCCGACCATCACACCAATTGCCACCGGTCCGGCAGATGCCAGATTCGTTGCTGCTGTTGTAAGTAATAACATCCCTGCACCCGCCAGGACAACTGCTGCGCCAAAAGCTATGAAGCCTGCTGCCCCGGCAGTTAAAGCCGGTGCAACTTCTTTCGCAACGACCAGCAGCCCGCCGATTGCAACGACCATGCCAAGCATAACGCCTGCCGCCAAAGGACCGGCTTTTGCAAGATTAATCGCAGAAAGCGTAAGCAACGCAAATCCGGCTGCAATCAGTGCGATTCCGGCTCCCATTTTCAAGAATGCTGTAGCGGACTGAACAAGACTTCCGAAAGACTCTTTACTTGCTACTCCAACCGCTTTCTCTCCTGCCGCAACACCGAATAACTTACCAGCTAATGCCACAATGCCTTTTCCACCTAACTTCAAAAGCGTACCCGCAAATGTGGTGATTCCCGGAACGAGCGACTGGATGATCTTAAATCCCTTTATCGCCAAAAGAAGTTTTAAAACCTTTGGCGCTGCAGACGCTATTTCGTCTGAATGATCTGCCACAATCTGCGCAAAATGCGCAATCGCATCGGATATACCACTTACCACACTTGTAAATGTATCCAGACTGCTCTTCTTCTGCGCCAGCCCACCGAAAGATTTTCCAACAGCCGACACCGCATTTATAATTGCTTTTCCGGCTTTGGAAGCTGCATTTGAAAATGCTTTCCAGTACGGAGATACAACGGATACCGCAGTTTCTACTTTCTTTGCCAGTCCATCCGGATCTACTTTATCCAAATGTCCAATTACATTTTCAATGCTGGAAATCGCCACATCCGATGCCTTATTAAAAGTCGGCATCAGCTTTACACCAAGCGTCTCTTTCAAACCGTCCATAGCCTGTCCCGCAGTTTTGTATGACGTAGCAAGCTTGGTAAAGGACTTGTTTGTTCCGACCTTTGCTATCGCATTAAAGAAATCTTCTGTCTTAACTTTTCCGTCCTGCACATCCTGCACAAGCTGTGATGTCGTTTTCCCCATGCCTTTAGCAACAGCCGCAATACCTGCCGGCGTCTGTTCCAGCATCAATTTAAAGTCCATCCACTGGATCGTTGGCTTTGCAGCCGCCTGTGTTGCCTGCTGGCTTAATGTCTTCATTGCCTGTGTCGGATTTTCAGAAGCTGCAGCTAATCCTCCGAAACCTTTTACCAGTTTCGTACAGTTTTTTGTTCCAACGGCAGCAAGCTGGCTGTAAGTCGTTGCCATATCCGAGGCTGAATAGATTGTCTTTGTAGCAAAATCCTGTAATTCATCTCTTGTCTTCGTGATGGATTTTGTCCCTTTTCCGATCATCTGCATATTTCCGTTAAAGGTCTTCCATGCCGCAGATGATTCATTGAGTTCACCAGTCACTCCGGATATCCCACTTGTAATTGCAGAGAATGCCTTCTGACCGATCCCGGTCATGATTCCAAAACCCAGACCGGACATCAATGTACTTTTCAAACGTTCTGCACTGCTTTGCGCGCTCTTGAACGCAGACGAAAACCCACGATCGCTCGCAGACAGTATCGCCTTTACTGAATAACTTTCAGCCATGTTGCACCTCCTACTGTTTCTTCAGAAGCTTGCCGATCCCTATAAAACGGCTGTCCGTCTTATTCTTTCCAAGGACACGATTCACTTCTTTTTCATAATCGAAGAATTTCTTAAAGTTTGCATATACCGGTCGCAGTTTGTCTTTTCCGGCTTTCTTCTTCGCCTTCGCTTTGAAGTTAAGAAATGCCTGTAAATGCAGCCGGTACTCTTCATCCACTCTTCTTAGTTCAACGGATTTCATTAACAGATTGTATTCAGGGATCGTCAGCTTATTTACTTCCTCGAGGCTTTTCATCCCCAGATAGCGAAAACAGTTTAATGCGATCTCCTTATACTTTTCTCCAAAATCTTCTAATTCTGCGTCTCGGCTTCCGCCAGTTCCTTCTCCACCTGTTCCACAAGAAATCTCGTTGCTTTCTTCGTAACATTGGCTCCTAATAAAAAATCCTTCACCTTGTCGAACAGTTCATCGATATCTGTATCTGGATCTTCCACATATGCTTCTAGAGCTGCCGGTGTGATGCGCGGATTCTTTCCCTTGTTTGCTGTGTTCAGAATCATTACAAGCGCTTCCACATCTCCGCCGAGCATTTCTGCTGCATAATAATTGAATCCAACATCCTTTTTCATGCCCGGAATTTCCTTCACCGGAACTGCGATCATTTTATTCATATCTCTTAAAAAGCCAATACCAAACTTAAACTCATATGTCTGCCCATTGATTACTAATTCTTCCATTGTCTTACTCCTTTCGCGAAAAATGAGGATACCGCAATGTGTATCCTCATGTATATTATCTTACTCATGCATATTACTCGTATATATTACGGACCTGTCTTCTGGGTGTCTGCAAATACATAATTTGCAAGTTCCTGCTGTTCTTTTGTTACGGTAGCATAACCGTCTTCGCCTTTTCCATTGCATCCAAATGTAAGCGACACTTCCACATTGTCTTCCGCATTGGATGTATATTCCAGTTCTGTAAGATATCCCTGGAAGTACTTTGCTTTGAATTTCTCTGCATCTGAAGACGTACCCTTTTCAAGCAGATTCACTTCCCAGATCTCCAGAAGTTCATCGTTGTCCAGCGCCTCTTCCAGCTTATCAATGGTTGTATCCCCTTTTGCCAGAATACTGGTCGCTGTGATCTCAACTTCCAGCGCGCCCGGTGTACGGATCGTTCCATCTTTTGTAGCAGTTGTATCTGCGTCTTTGGACTTGGTACGTCCGTTCTCTGTCGTAAATGCGATTCCTTTCGCACTCTCTGTTGCCGCTTCTTTTAACAGACGGTATAAGTAAATGATCTTTTTGCCCTGTACCGCCTCTGTGTTACTTTCTGAAAATACCTGCAGTCCCTGCATTTCTTTTCTTCTCATTTTCATCATCCTTTCATGAAAAACTAAATTCAAACTCCAGCACGCCGTGCAAGAGTGGCTGCTTCGTAGTTGTATCCGGAAGGATTCTCTGATCTGCCATCTTTACTGTCCAGCCAAAGTTCTTCGTATGTTCTATACCCCGGCACAATGTCTTTATATCCAGCATGACCTGCGACACTGTTCCGCGTTTTCTTGGGTTATCGTGCCAGACATGGACTGTCTGGCTTACATTTCCAACCACTGCGTCCTTCGTATTCTGATCCGACTGCGTAGTTGCTCCGAGATATACAAATGGATACGCTGTTCCTTCCGGTGGCAAAAAAGTGTCGTAAACACCAATGCCTGTATTCTTATATTTTTCTTTCAGCGCAATCAGCAGTGCGCTGAATATTTCCTGCTGCGGATCCATTCTCTCACCTCACCAGTTCATTTAAATCTTTGATGAATTTCTTCTTCTGCTCATCGTAGGCAGGCTTAAGATAAGGCTGCGCCTCCATGAACCTCGTACCGTATTCAACATAAGCTGCATAGTCTGCCGTAGGCTCTACCTCTGCTGTCAGTCCATTGTCTGTGATATCCAGCTCGATATTTCGTTTTAAATTACCCGAATCAACCGGCGCATTTTTCTGCGCTTTTTTATGCATCTCTGATCCATTCTTTCTTACACGTGTCCTCACTGCTCCGAGGTCCATATTCCGTTTAAGTTTTGCTTCCAGCTTGTCAAAGCCGTCTATCCTTACTCCTGCCACTACAATACCTCCGATACGACAAAAGACTGCTTTGTCCTCAGTCTTCTGCTCATGTCAACTGCATAAATCTTCTTTCCAATCCGTATCCTGTCAAACGGATCATGGTAATGATTCTGCAGGTGGACTGTCAGGCTTCCCTGTTTCAGTCCACCGTACACTAACTGCATTGTCTCTGTTCCGGTATCCATCACAGATGCCATCTGTTCAACCTCATCAACGTGTCCGTCTTCATAATCGCCGGTATCCGGATTGTAATCTCCGGATCTGATTGTCTGCATATAAATAGGTGTATCATATCTCACAGAAACCTCACCTTGCCTTTCGTTATCTCTTTCTGGCTGTCCAGATATGAACGAATATCATCCATATATCCGGCAAAATCATTATCAGACCAGGAAAGGCTTTCTCCCTCTACGGTATGAGAAGAAAGCCCTTCTGATCCAATCCGGTTGAATCGTATGATTGCAACATCCAGAATGATATAATTCAGTTCTTCAGGAGGTTCAATGCCACCAAGCAAAAGTTTCAGCCGGCTCTTTGCTGCATCTAAAATCAACTGCAGCTTTTTATCCTGGCTTATATCCTCTTCCGGCAGACCGAGCAATGCTTTCAGATTATCCAGCATAACCTTTCCCTCCAAACTTTACTCTCCTACGCTCACGACTACATCACCGGAACGAACAGCTTTGTAATTCTGATCACATTCAACCAGAGTGATGTGATGAGAGGCAGTTGACGCAATCTCAGATTCGCCATCCCATTTAGTCCAGTTCTTCACATCCATTCCGCAAGTTACATTTGTAGCAGATGCCGCATCCTTATATTTCCAGCTATTTCTCGGAGACATCAACTGTTCTTTCACAGACAGCTTTGTCAGTCCTGCTCCTGAACCGGCTTCTGATGTTACATCCAGAGTTCCTAATGTCTGCGTATCAGAGCTACCGACTGAGATATAGGCAATTGCATCCAGATATTCACAGAAGAGACGTAATCCCATGATTGCAAAGTTGTCAGAAATCATACGTCCGTAAGTTCCCTCTGTATGGAATCCAATAAAGCCTGTCTCTGCATCCGTTGTAAATGAAAGACCTGCTCTTGCAAACTCTGAATCTCCCGGATCAACATAGTATGCAGCAAGATTGTTGAGCGGTGTTGCAACAACAACATTCTGCGGAATCTCGGATGTAACAAATACAACGTCCGCTCCGAGGAAGTCTGTCATATACTTAAATCCGAACGCCGTCTGCAACGTAATGTCGGCAGCACCTAAGTACTTGTAAACATCCAGAGTATTTACCCATAACGCTACACCTGTTGCTGTTCTCTTCATCTCCTGGAACTTCGCTACTACTTTACCGATTGCCATTGCGGCTGCCATCTGCCAGGTGGATTCATGACCGGTTAAAGATCCTGCCTTTAACTGTGTGTAGAATTTATCGGTTACTACATTCTGTAAATCCGACTTAAATTCATCATCTGTATCCTGCACAGCAACTTCATACCCTTTTTCCGCGATCGCTTCCAGGGATACACCTTTTCGATACTTTTCGATCTTGATCGTATCAAAGGCAGTTTCTTCTACCGTGTACCGGGACATCGGAATCTCTTCTCCCTCTCCTACATCACCGGACTGTAAATTGCCTTTTACTGTCTTGGTCTTTAATACAGATCCATTTTCTTTCTTGATCATTCTGGTAATGCCCATGACATCCAATAATGCCTGCAGATTCTTACCAAAAGAAGTAACAAAATCGATCTCTCTTGCCTTCACCTGGATCTGCGCTTCACCTGTCATGCCATCCGGTGCTGTAAACACCTGTAATCCTAATTTTCTAATATCATGCATATTTCACACACTCCTTTACTGAAATAACTCCAGATTTTCAGCGATCAGCCTCTGCCTCTCTGTCGGATTCTTGACCGCTAATATCTGGTCCTTTGTCATTGTTCCTTTTCCTCCGGTTCCGGTCCTTGGTGGATTTCCCTTTAAAGCCTCTTTCACAGCAGCCTGTACTGCGCCTTTGTACATCTTGGAAAATGCTTCAACCGCTTTCTTTGTGCCATCTGCATCTTCTGCAACAAGATTTACCAGAAGCTCATCTGGAATATTGATTTCTTCTTCTGCCAGCATTTTACGCGCTGTTTTCGCCATGTCCGATCTGGCATTCTGACGTTTCAGCTCTTCCAGTTCTTTTTCAAGTTTGCTCGCCTTATATTCCGCTTTCTCTTCTTTGGTCATCTGCGCCAGCTTCTCTGCCTCTGACAGCTTATCATCCGTCAATGCCTTCCACTTTGCCTGCGCATTGGTCACTGCGGTGTTGACTGCCTTCTGGACTCTCCGGTCAAACTCTGCCTGATTACCTTCCCCTTTTAAAAAGTCATCAAATGTTACTGTTCCATCTGCACCATTGCTTCCAGTTCCGGCTCCATCACCGTTTCCGTCTCCGGCTCCGCCATCGTCTCCATCACCTTCCGCAAACACCTGCAGGTTCGCCATTGGAATTCTCCAACCGGCATACACATTGTTCATATGTTTCATAATTCGTCCTTTCTTCGCCCCGTTCCATTCTTTGTCGCCCAGACCGTTGCATATCGAATAGTTGTAGTTTAACGACATTCCGGTCACATTAGTTACGCGATCCGGACATAATCCGGAAACTCATTGGCAATCATGCAGATCCCAATGAAAAAGGAATCCACCAGAGTCTTTGCTTTCTCTGACAGATTCCCATGCTGTATATCTACCCATCCGGGCGATATTTCATATTTTATTTTATCTTCGGTCAAGTCCAGGGTAGACTTGATCAGTGTTCGTGCCAAAGCTGTAACTCCGGCACAGACGATATCTGATCCAGAAGCAGCATAATTTGCATGTCCAGATATCTTTATTTCATCCTTGCGGACGGTTACTTCAATCAAATACATCGCCTCCTAACGCTCCGGTCATTCCCTGCCGGTGGGAGATATTGGATCACCGCCTTTCTACTCTTCTATAAGACATGTATTAGACAGTTTTTTATATACATCTTCGTACAGTTCCTGCTTATCACCATTGTAGGTATACTCAGCGTAGATTCCATCGCTGCTTACTGTAGTAGATACCAGGCATTTATAGTTCTGAAGCGTTTTACAAGACCACACCACAAATACATTAGATAAATCAATCGGCGGTGTTTTCGGTGTATCGGCATAACCGTTTTTGTTATACCAGTCCACCATCTTCTTTTTGCATACGCTTTGAAAATGCGCCATTCCTGTGATAATCATATTTTTTCACCTTGTCCTTTCTTAAAAATTGGTATAAAAATAACACGCCTTTGCGTGCTATCTTTCCTAGGCAGTAAACGTAACCACCGTCTTACCGTTGTTATTTTTAACTACCAACGTCCCTTTCGAAATAATATCCATTCCTATAACAAAATCAACATCGTGATTTTCTAAAGGAAAACCTGCAATCTTTACATTTTTAAAGACCATTTCAGGGGTCAGAACAATATCAACAATGTAATATGTGATATCCTGCTTTCCTGTTGTACTGATACCTACACCCGTATCAACTGGACGCAAGCCAAGCTTTCTTGCCATTCGTTCAGAAATGCAGGAACTTGATGCTCCAGTATCCCACAAAGCTTTATTAATCCGAAAGCCTTCTGCTTCATCTGTACATTCCCGGATGTCTAAGGATGTGATCAGTCGGTTCGCAATCCCGTCATAGCGGTTTGTAATGGCACTGTCTGCATACGCTTGTGTGCTTTCAGCCTCAGCTTCTGATCTGCTTTCACAGGTGTCCAGCAAGCCTACGTATACGTTTTGCTTCATCTGTCTTTCCTCCATTGTATTCTTGGGTAAACGGAAATATATTAGTTAACCACCTTCCATTCTGCAAACAACTGATTATTTGTCAGAGCCGCTGCGCCACTCCCATCTCTTGCGTTTTTGGATTTGTTTTCATAGCTTTACCTCCTGAAATGCGCATAGAAATACCACCGGTCTCATTTTGACTGGTGGTATTTATTTCCATTCATTTATCATATTCATAATGCAAGCATTGTTCCCGTTATATTTCTCTGCTCCCAAAATATCAAGAGCCGCTCTCACAACGTAATTCATTGGAACGTTTAATAAGCAAATTTTATCATCCTTATGTCCTTTTACAGCATTAATAAAACGCTCGTCAGTTATTCTCTTATCGATGCCTGAAAGTATCGCTTGCATTGCAATGCCCGGTGTATCACTTTTCGCATCTTCAATAATTCTTTCGATAAAATTATTGTTCATATTTCTCGACCTCTTCATCACGAAGTTTTTCTAATCTTTTTACAATATCATTATACCCCAGCTCTTTTGCGAAGTCAATTTCTACTTGATACGCTTGCCTTTCTCTGTCTGCACACTTTGCAGGATTCTGAAATATTCTAAATCCTAAGTATCCATCTGCGCGGTCATCGCAGAAATGTTTATATTCATGCATCCACGCACTTATACTTGCGCCTTCTTCAACATTGATATTTCCTACTTTTCCAGCAGAAAGTCCAGGAAAGTATCCCATCGCACCCGCTCGCCTTGTTATATCAACTCCGCTTCGCTCCATATCTTCTTTCATTTCTCTTAACTCCTGCGGATGGGATTTTTCTGCCGCTCCGATATATTCCCTTATCGGATCATCCTTTGTATAAAATGCTTTCTCATATGAACCTGTATTTGCAACTGGGCTTCTCTGCTTCCACTCTTCAAAGCTCATCCCATGCTCTTTATATGTCTCAATCCATTCCTCATACTCTTCACTGTCCATATACGCCGCCACCGAACACCTACAGTTCGGATGCATCGGCGGAGCATTCTCGCCTGGCATCATCTTATCGATATCGAAGTGTTTCTCATTCAATGCACGGCACGCTTCACAGGCTGTTCCAATCGCCAGAAATGTATACTGCGCAAATCCATTCCGGATAAACGACTGTTTTTGCGCTTCTGTCTGCACTCTTGCGAGCTCTGTCACCATAAGCCGATTGGCATTATAGGCACTGACTCCGAAACGTTTCTGCAGATGTCTTGCAAGCTCTGTTGGATGCTTCCCCTGAATCAGTCCTGTTTTTAAAAGACTGTCCAGCTCTGCTTTGAGCATGCCTTGATACATCCAGATACGATCTGAATACGTGGCATTTTTGAACGATGCATTTACAATGGCATGTGCTGCCTTTTCATTATTCTGCACCGTTCTTCCTAAGATTCCCGACTGTCTTTTAAACTCATCCATTGTTCGATTCGTGAGTTTTTCTTCAAAATACTTCTGCAGTTCATCAAATCCTGCTACAAGCTCCAGACCGATATTGGCTTTCAGAAGTTCCAACCTGTTAATTTTCATCGTTGCATTGTAGAGTCGCATCTCGTCATTTGCCTGCTTGGAAAAATCCTTTGTTTTGACGTACCTCGCGGCTTTTCGTCCGTATTCCTCGATATCAAGCTTTGATACTCTTCGCTTCGCCTCTGACAAGGTTATTCCTTCTACCCTTGCATACTTCGCATAGAACCCGTTGATTTCCCTCTGGATCTGATCCAGCATATATTTGTATGTATCATTGATCGCCTTCTCATATTCCGCTTCGGATTTTCTGTTGGCTTTCAAGTTCTCTTCTTCCCGCTTTCGCCAATAATCACTACTCTTCGGCACTTCCATCACCGTCACTTCCATCGGCAAACATCTGTGATACGATCGGATCTGTCTTTAACTCTTCCTGTTCCGAATTGATTTTGTCTATCTCATCCTGCGCATTATCTACGATGGACAGAACACTAAGCTGCGTCTCCTGACTGACAATTCCTTCCAGACTTTTTGCGATTTCCGCCTCTTCCTGCAGGTTCGCCGGGAAGTTCGGTGTGAAATGCGGATGTATCTTTACCCAGTCATCTTTCTTCATGCCAGATACGGGATTCGAAAAGATCAAGCGATATCTGCGGTTCATGCCGGATGTAAACTTTCTTTCCTTAGTCTTTTCCAGATTGCTCATTCCCTGCAGCTTATATTTCATTGCAATACCGGAGCTTGTCCCGAAGTTTTCATCCGAGATATTTGCTACCATACTGATCTGAAATATCAGCTTCTCCAACCGGTCAATCAAATGCTCCTGCGTTGTATCACCGTTCGGCTTCTGCAGAAAGTCCACGATCAGCTTCTCTGTATCGCCATCGAAGTTAATGATCCGGTCGTCCCTTATATGCTTCACATCGTCATTGTCCAGTTTAGAACCAAGTACTTTCAAATAAGCATCCGCAAAGTAATCTACATCATTTGCTTTTTCGCTGATTGCTTTATTGTACGCGTCAATCATCGTAAATACCGGTTCGAAAATACCGATGCGCTCTTTATTTTCCGAATACTCTGTAGCCGGTACGCCGTCAAATCCATGTATCTTGCTTTCTTCTTCCCAGATAAGTTTTCCTTTCATGACAAACCAGCGCACTTCTGTTTCATCCGATACGCTGCCGTGTAAGACCTGGTCAGAATCCATATACAGGCGGACGAAAAACCGCTCCCGCTGCAGAACGGAATCATCATAAATCATAAATGCATCCATTGGAGATAAATGCGTGATACCAATATTTCCAAGCTCGTCCACATAGTACATCTCGTACCCTCTGCCATAAATGCTGCATATCTTGGAAAGTTCTGCATTGTTATCGTCTTGATCATTGTACTGATCCACGAACTCAATATACTTCTTGACATCCTCATTTCCGTCTTCTACCTGCAACTTAATCGGATGTCCGATAAAGAACCCATTCATTGTATCTACCATATATTTCGCAAAATTCACGGCAATACGGTTGTCCGGCTTCCATTTCGGCTTAAGCGGCTCATGGAATATCGGATAATCTGTCTCATATGCATCTTTTAATCTTTGATAGCGGAAAGAACACTCTGCACTGTGCTTCGTTATGAACTCTGTTAGTTTATTGTCTGTCAGTTCTTCCGTTGCCGGTAATCTATATAAGCTGTACACCTATATGCCTCCTTTCACATTCCGGTTCAATCTTGGTCGTACTTTACGCTCTTCCTCAATGGAGTAACGCAACATCGCCATTGCATCATCAAAAAATGGAACTGGCTCTTCCAGATAAGTATTGGTCTTCTCATCTTTCTTCCACTTCCATTGCTGAATTTCCTTTATGGTATTTACACAGGATGGATGGATGTGAATCCTGTGCTGTTTTAAATAATCAATCTGTGCATGGACACTGTTCGTCTCTTTATTGACACCCCTTGCCCGGTATCCGGCTTTCTGCCACATCTTGATTCGGTCCGGCTCGGCGGAGTCGCACCACATCCGGAGCTTCTTGCTGAATTTGCCTTCTGCTTCTCTGATAATCTCGTCTGTATCCATTTCATACACATACAATTCCCGGCACAGAAACAGTTCTCCGTCTTTAAAGCCAACCTCGCCAATGCAATCCGCATGGTTGAATCCGAAGTCCTGTGCATTGACCATGTAATCGAATCTTTCCGGGGAACGGTCAAATTCTTCTACAACGTAATTCTTAAGAATCAGTCCGGCAACCTCTCCCCATTCACCCAGACCATACACCCGATAACCTTCCGGATCTACTTCCTTACGCCGGAGCATGCGTCTGTGGTATGCTTCATCGATAAAACGGTTGTTCTCATAGGTGGACTGATGCGTCAGTACGTCCGGATCGGCACGATCAAAGAACACTTTCTTGATCCAGTGATGCGCCGATACCGGATTGAATGTCAGTCTGATCTGATAAAACTGTCCCGGCGGGAGCTCACCTCGCAAACGATCGTCGATAATCTCAAAATCCGACTGTGTGATCTCCGTAGCCTCTTCTATCCAGACATCGGTAAGCTTTCCTCGCTTGAATGTGATTGATTTTAGCTTTTCTCTCTGCTTCTCATCGTTAACGCCCCGGAAAATAATCTGGTTGTGATTGCTCTTGCATTCCAGGATCATGTTGGAACTGTTAATATACCAGTACTTCTTGTAGTGATCGCCGAACATACAAAAAATAGAACTCTGCAATTCTGCAAAAGTGCTATCTCTGTTCGTTACATCTGATTTTCGTACACATAAAAGGTTTCTTCCCGGGTCTTTCATCAGTCTTAGAATATAGTTCTGTGCCGTGTCTACGCTCTTTCCAGATCCGGCAGAACCTTTCATCACGATGTAGCGTTTTTTACTGCGGTCAACCTCTTTAAAGCATGGATTAGCTTGAACATTTATTTTCACAGGCAATCAGCTTCTTTAAAGGCTTTGAAAAGTTTCGGTGACTGAATAGCAATCCAGTCTGTAATCTCCTCGTTCCGTCCCCAGCTTTCGGCGCCGCCACTGTTATTCCATAATCCAGACTCGTACAGAAACGCGTGAATAATTTCATGCCTGAGCACCTTCTTCTTGTACTCTTTCAAATTCCTTAAAGAGTTTCTACTGGATTCTAGCTTCGCGATCCTAATCTGATGAATACTCTGATCCATACATCCATCACAACCCTCTGGAAGTTTTTCATCTGGCGCATCAAAATATATCGTATATAACGTTCCTAAAATATTAACTTTCTTCATTGTCATTATCTCCATAATCAATCGTGATGTTCAAATCCATATCAACATCCGTCTCGACTTTATCCGTAAACAGTGCATATCGTTTTCCAAGCAGCTCTGCAGCTTTATTTAAATCACTTACCTTTGTTGGTACCCGAACCAGCTGTGGTACTTCTTTCTCGATAATCACCTTTTTGCCATTCTCGTCATATCTGCTACTACGCTCTTTACAGGTAACGACCACTGTATCCATCTCCTGCCGGCGCAAAACTCTGGTCAGCGTTTGAAGCACTTCATCCTGCTTCGCAACCAAAGCATCCTCTTTTTCTTCCAATCTTTTTTCGATGTATTCCCGAATCCGAGTATTTCCGAGTAATTTTCTTGCCGCTGCATCCGCAGAACTATTTTTCTTGCAATTAGGATATGTTTCTCTGTAAGCCCGGGTGGCATTACAATCGATCAGATATTCATCACAAAATCTTTTCTGTTTTTCAGTCACTCAGACTCACCTCCACTTCTGGTTTATTCTTAATGGATCATACAGGAATCGAACCTGTGACATTTCGCTTATGAGGCGAATGTTCTACCGCTGAACTAATGATCCTGGGTATTTATTGCATACAAAAAGAGACTCATTGCTGAGTCCCTTCTGGCAATGTCCGGATTTCAACCGGAGCCTCCTCTATCAAGGCGTA